GGCAAACCAAGATAATCTCCGAGAGAACCAGTAGAAGCCATAGCTTTAAGAGCAGAAGCACTGTTAAAATCAATATACGGTTCTTCAAGACCTTGCCGGAAGTTACCTACGAAATCACGATAACCTTTCCAAAGAGCACGTAACGGGTACTTAAAGAATGCAATGCGAGCACGCATAGGGGTTTGAACAGGGAACACCATAGGCATAAGTTGCAATCCAAATCGGGGATTAATACGGATAGAGCCTTTATTAGGTACTAGCTCACAGAATATAGGCGTAATACGCCCAATCTGTGTAGTTAAATTATTAGAGTGAGACCAATCAAATGTATTAACTTTAATCTGATTGTTTACATCTAACGTAGCATCGAAAACACTTTGTGCCATAATTAATGATATAAATTAACGTGAGTACTATCCACACTAGAAGTAGAAGTTTGTTCAGTTTTCTGTGTAGCATTATTATTATTCTTAGCAACACTAAGCGAGAGGGTACAACTTTGTACAAACAAAGTTGTGATAATACCGATTACAAATGTAGAGATTAATTTAACAATCTCAATCCATTGGTTTGGAGTCACTTTCATTTTCAGCAGGAAATAAGTTAGGAAATTCTTCTTCGTACTTAGTTAGAAAAACAAATTTAGGATTGTTTTCTACGAGAGAGGCGCGCAATTTTTCAAACTGCGAAGGACGTTGAAAAGAGCCGAAGCTTAATTCACAAACGGGTTGCAATGTAGCTTTTGTAAGCACTTTGCAAGTTACTTTAATAAATCTTTTTTCATCCATTGTTTCACGTGGAACATTTAAATATTAGAAAATAGCTTAAAGCATTGAACACACTCTACATCATCCCTTAAACGATAATGTTTGGCAAGTTTGCGGATATTAGCTAAAGACATTGAGTGCTTCAGCTGATAACTTTCACCACCATCTTTTTTGCGATAGTAGAAAATCCATACATACTCATTTGATTTATTCATATCTAGTATCTTTTATTATTACAGTGACAAATTTAAATCTTTTCTTTCAATTCTGCAAGCTTATTTGCATTTATTATATTATATTTTAAATCCTCAATATTCATAGGAGGCAAAGAGCCGTATCTTTTATCCAGAGCACGAGTGCGTCTTTGTATAATTTCTTCTTTCATCTTAAACCATGTAATATCAACACTTTCAAGCATCAACATACGACACAAAGATGCAATCTCACATTCATTAGCAACATAAGCATCATCAAGAGCCTGCCAAGGAATATTAGTATAATAGTCCAGCATTTTACCGTGAATTTCAGAACATAAACGAGGGTGAAGGAAATTAAACTTTTTGAGCACCTTTCTTTCAATATCTGTTAATTTCGGTTTACCTTCATAATTATTAGCAACATGGATAGCAGTACGACGTACAAAACAGTCCTGAAGCTTTTTGAATGCGTCACGAACTTCTTTGGAGACAACAGAGGAATCCGCAGGGAAGTACAAACGCTTGAAGTAAGCAGGCAGAGCAACAGTAATAGATTGTCCTGTATAGGGGTCACAAACAGTTATATCTAAACATTGGGGATTTTTACGATAGAAATCTATCAATGACTTAGCATACTTAGAACCGATACCGCCACCTTTGCGGGAAGATAGGAAAAATACACCATTCATATCTTTAGGTACATTTGGTTTTTTACGCATGTATTTCATTACATATCCAATAGCACCTTTTTCACAAGGAAGCGTATACACAAATCCGAGCTGTTCGTAAATAGGTTTCTGGTTGTCATAACCAATGATATGAGACCAAGCACTTTCGACAAGGTGAGTTACATTCCATAAATTAGAGAGTTCTCCGGTACGCGGAAAATTCCATACTATCAAATGGTAGTGAGGACGACCAGATTTAGAACCATATTCAGACACAGCAAAATAACGTAATTCGTGTTTAAATCCTTTGCGGTCTAGACGAATACGGAGACGTTTCAAAAACAGTTGTATTTCTTCTTTAAATACACCATGTTTGGGAAGGTTATTATTATTGTAAGTAAGCGTTATAAATAACGGCTGTGAAGTGGAGTACACATTTTCACAAGTGGCACGAAACGACCATTCCGTAGACTTCTTTTTACGACATAATTCACATTTACCACAAGGAACTTGAATAAACATCGGGAATTGTTCTCCGGTTTTTAGATTTAATATGGTGAAGTCATCAATGTTATCCAAAGTTACTTTAAACTTTCTGGGGCTGAATTGATGTTCAGGAAAGCGGTAAGACCAATAATGAGCAGTGGAAGCCGGAATAGTGGTTATTTGTCCGTTATGAGTGTACGAACGGTGTGTACAAAGTAGCAATCCTAGTTTAGGATTCCGAATGATTACAGGATGTTCACAAAATATCTGCATAGTTTAAAAATTCAAAGGATGAATACTTAGGGCAATTCGCAACTGCGATACAAATCGCTGATTTTCAGACGTGTGTCAGTTGCTTATATATAATCAAGTTACCATTAACGATTTTAGAATAAATCGTAAAAGGGGAAGGTAACAACCTGCCCCGACTTTTAGCGAAAACCAATCGGAGACATAGACTTTCCGAAGAAGCCTGCGCCTTTGGCTTGGCTTGCGCCACCTAAGATACTAGATACGGAGTAAGAAAGAGAGTTCAAAATTTCTGTTGCAATACCAACAGATCTTTCGACATCTTTATACGTCTTGTCTGAATCCAGATTTAATTTCATTTGCTGATTCGAAATGTCGATACCTGTTTGCTTGTACAATTCAGTAGTGATTTGTTCCGCAGTTAGTTTGCCTTGCTGTTTAGTAGCATAAGTACTAGCATTGAGATTCAAGATACGAGGTATCATCGTCGACATCAAATCCTTCGTTTGTTGAAGATTGAGTTGTATACGTGAATCAGATTCTTTAATATCTTGCGCCAACTTACGGCACATCATATTAAATTCCTGTGAACGCATATACATATCAAATCTAGCCTGAAATTGCTGAATTAACATAGAGCCACGAGTAACACGCAAATTCTCTATCTTTTCTTGTAACTCATCATAAGCAGCAGTTGCCAAATTTATTTGCTTACCAATCAGCTCTTTTTCTTCATGCGTTTTATCTGCAATCGCATGATTTAAATAGACTTGCGAACGACCGATTTGTAAACTTTGCTCATTTTGAGCCGCACGTGTAAGCGCATCCGCAGACAGTATTTTACCTTCAACAACGAGGTTTTTTGTTTCCTGTTTGGTTTTGGATGCACCTGCATTGATAGAATTAATATTTGCTTCAGCTTGTTTCATCTGCAAACCAGCTGCCATTGCGTCACCAATAGTTCTTTTTCCGGCTAGCATTGAGTAATCGACAGGCTGTGAAGGAGAACCGGAAGTCATAGCTCCGCCAGTAGGCGCAGTTCCGTTCACGTTTCCGTAGGCTAAATCGGGATTCATTCCGGCAGCTTGCAATCGTGCGCGATATGCAGCCGGAGAATTATAGTCAGCTTCGCGATACCATTGGTCTATAGTCCACTGGTTTTGCATTCTTGCCAAATTCAAATTATACTCCCGGTTTGCCTGTTGTTCCTGTTTGTTGGCGGCTATTGCGCTGTTAGTATTCGCATTGCTTGCTAACGCACCAATAGCCGCACCAATAAAAGGTAACATTAATTACCAAATTTTTGCTTGTCAAGCTTATGCGCACGAATAAGCTTGCCTTGAGTTGATTTTTCAAGCTCCCAAAGTTGACACATATCAACACTGCGTTTAAAAACAGGGTCTACAGACCAATCGGAAGAACCTGAATAAGTCGTACCATCAAGGAACTGTTTTTCATTAGGCAGAGAAACGGCTATGCCTCTGTCTGTCAATTCTTTAACCTGACTTGGGGTCATTGCAAGATTCGGTTTTGTAACCAAATTATCAGATTCCGAAAGCTTGCAAGAAATAGGCTTGATTTGCGCTTTTAAAATTCTTTTTGCCATAGCAGTAAATTTTTAATTATTATTAATAGGGCGTTACGGCTAAAGCCGTCGCGCTTTCCGGAGTACACGGTACTCTCTCCAATCGCTAACGCGCTGCGCATTGCTTTGGGTTGCAACTTCGTGCAACTAGTGCGCCGCAGGTGAGCGTCTCGCCGCTCAACCGCGAGGACCTGTCGTCAGGTCCATCACGGAAGAGATCTAGGCGAGCAAAGCTCGATTATTTAACACGCGCGCGCGAAACGCGCACACGTGATTAATCTAAACGAGGTATAGCAACACGAGATATAGGCAACTTAGCTGTACAATCAAAGTAGATTTGTCCGTACACTTTATCAGTCGTTTCCGTAACACTGAATACGTCAGTAACCTGTTCGGGGTCAATCAACAAGAAGCTTTGCGCCAATTGCGGCTTCTCATTGAAAACGCGGTGCATAAGGAAATTACTCAAGTCAGTGCGGAACAAACCGTGTGCAACATCATACTTTTGTACATACTCATACCACGGGCGGTTATAACCAAATGTTGCTCCAAGTGATTTTGGATTTTCATTATACGCCTGAATCGGGCATACTTCTTTATACAAAATCGGTTGGAATCCAATGTGGTTAAATTCCGGCTGATAGTGGTCTAGCAAACCTCTATAGGTAAAGTGCTTAGGCAATAACTGCGTATACACAGGCATAGGGGTAACGATAAGTAAACCCATAATAATACTTTCCTCATCACAGAAACATTCGATAGCATTGTTAGAATCTCCACGAACACCGGCTACTCCGGCTTGAGAACCAAGGGCGTTTTTATATGAATTATCATCACCTGTTTGTTGGTCGACTGTCTGCGTAATGGAATGCATATCAATATCACGAGAGAAACCTCCGAAAAATTCGGGCATCAACAACTCATCATAACGCACCTTGACGTCAAAACGACCTTCAATGATATCGCGATAAGAATAACCTTTGCGCATGTTCAACTCCAAGAATTTTTGGTATGCGTTTACATTACGTAAATCGTTAATTGAAATACCAGAAGTAGCAACATCGATAAGGTTACGAGGTTGAC